TGCCTGCCGTGATAGTTGCGCCGTTGTCGTGATCCATGTCGGGCACGACGGTGGCATAGCTCTCGTTGGCGCTTGCCCAGACAATCGGGCCATCGACCTGAACCGGGAAGCCGTTGGCGTTGCGGAAGACGACATTGACGTGAGCGGATTGGGTGGCAATCAGCTTCATGGGAGTTTCTCTCCATAGGGGGTGGGACGCTTACTCGCGGGGTTTAACCCTCGCCTGTTCGATAAGCTCCATATACGTCGGTTTGGCTACAGGCGGAATGTTCCCAGCAGGCTTCGCACTCTTTTGGTTCTCGTAATACACCTTAGCCCTGGCGATCACTTCAGGGCGCTTCCGGTACTCTTCGAAGTAGCCCTTCCGGGAAATTTTCGAAGTTTCCCAGGTCTCCCGGATGCACTCGGTACAAGCCCCCTGCGCCTTCCGTAGGGCTACGTGACCGTGTTTACATGCATATCCCGTGAAGTAATGCGTGGCTCCAAGCTGAAGCGCCTCGTGACGGCTCTTTGGGAACCTCGCAAACTCCTGCGGGATCACAGGCGCAGCCTCTCCGGAAATTACGGGGCTATCTGCGTATCTGAATATCCATCCACGGTAAGGCCCCTTGTTCATGGGGTTCCGATGCTTGAGCGCCCGATGCACCGATGGCGGGTGTAACTCCAGATCAAGCAGGACAGCCCGGATCGACGGATAGGTGAAAACCTCCCCATCTGCTCGGGTCACGATGATCGGTCGTCTCATGCTTAAGTTCCAAGTTCACGTTCCCAGAACTATAAGGTATAGGTACTCAAGAAGCCACCCACGAGGGACCTAATGCCGCGCTACGCCGCCGATACCGCTGTCTCGACTGAGCGCAGCCGCATGGAGATTGAAGTCACGCTACGCCGCTACAAGGCAGACCAGTTCGGCTATGCCACCAGCCCCAAGGGCGCGACCGTGATGTTCGTCCTCAGCGGACGACATATCCGGTTCAATCTCCCTTTACCCGACCGGTTTAGTAGGGATTTCACCCACACCCCGTCTCGCGGCAGTCTCCGCTCCGAAGAACAGCGCGAGGCGGCATGGGAGCAAGCCTGTCGCCAGCGCTGGCGGGCGCTGGCGCTGGTAATCAAAGCGAAGCTGGAGGCTGTCGATACCGGTATTACGACGATAGAGGACGAGTTCCTCGCCCATACGGTCCTGCCTGATGGACTTACCGTGGGCGAATGGGCCAAGCCGCAGATCGACCGCGCCTACGCCATCGGACAGATGCCGGATCACCTGCTTATTCAAGGCCCTAAGTAGAAAGCCCCCGGCTTTCGCCGGAGGCTTTCAAGCAAGGTGGGGGCCGTTGCTGCGTTTGTTGCGCCACCCAGACATAGCCATGGGTACGGAGGGCCGCAAGCCCCTATCTAGCTCACGTTCACGACAAAAAATCTTCACTGTAGGACTTACCTTAACCTTAGAACGTGCTACGGTAGCGTTGTCTGGGGGACCAGACGTAACTTCAACCTCGGGGGGACACCCATGAGACTTTCCAAGACCCTGGCGCTTGCCGCCGTTGCTAGCCTGTCGCTGATGGCTGGCACCGCCCACGCCGTGACCTTCGTGCTGAATTCGACCCCGAACAACAACGGCAACAACGTGTCTGCTCAAGCCGACATCAGCGCGGTTGGCGACCACGTCACCCTGCGGGTCACCAACACCACGCAGAACATGGTCGCCTCCAATCAGGCGATCAGCGACGTGTCGCTCAACTTCACCACCAACGTCGGCGGCGTGACCAACTTCACGCAATCGGGTCAGCGCGGCACCATCGACGCCAACGGCAACGTCACCAATATCAGCGGTGCGCCGACCCGCTGGGACGCCAGCAATCCGGGCGGCACCACCTACCTCGACGTGATCGGCGGTGGTCAGCCGAGTGAGATGATCGCTTCCAATTCACTTGGCATCCCGAACGCAGGCTTCGATAACTTCAACCCCTACGTCCTGGGCGATATCGTCTTCGAATTCGATCTCGTCGGAGCCAGCAACCTGCAACTCACGGACCTGCTGTTCAGCTTCGGCACCAACCATGAGTTCATCGGACACGGCGTCTGCATTGCCAACTGCGGGGTCATCAACCCCACGGGAGGCCCCGTGCCGGAACCCTCTAGCTGGGCGCTGATGATCATGGGCTTCGGCGGCATGGGCGCTATCCTGCGCCGCAAGCGGGCGCTGGCGCAACGCGCCTACGCCTGATCTCACGAGGGTAACTAACGGAAGCCCGCCAGCCCCATAGCTGGCGGGCTTTTCGTTGAGCCCCTATGCGGGACGCATGTGGAAGTTCGTGATCCCGAACATATTGAGCAGGAAGATGCAGAGAACCAGCACCGCGATTACGGTGATAACCGTCTTGATGGGTGCAGGCATCGGGATATAGGTCGTGACCAAGTACCAGACCACGCCGATCACCACGAGTACCACTAGGAGAGAAATCAGGTCCATGGCAGCGTACCGCCTTTCGTGACCAAGGGGCGCATGGTCTAGCCATGCGCCCCATGAACGCTTACGGAGCCCCTGGCGATCCGTATGCCCCGAGCGGGTCGCTGAAGCCGAAGCTGTAGCGCTCGCGGGACTTGTAGCGGACGTTGCCGGTGTCGAAGTCGCCGTCCATCGAATTGGCCAGCGGCACGCGGGTGAAGTGCTTCAGGCCGTTCGGCACGTCGGTGGTCAGGAACCAGCTATCGGTGTCGGTCAGGAAGTGGTTGACCGTGTAGCCCTCCGGGATCGACCCGTTGTTCTTCAGGGCGTTGATATCGTTGTCGGCGGTGGAGACGCGCAGTTCGGTCTCCAGCAGGCGGGTGGCGATGAACATGCCAGCCGGGGGCACGACGAGCTTCCGAGGCTTGGCCGCGATCAGCAGCCCGCGCTCGTCCACCCACCCGGCGATCTGGATGACGGCGGCTTCGAGCGAGGTCTCGTTCAGGTCAGCCGGTGTTGCTGGCGTATTGGAGTTCACGTCGCCGTTGACCAGCGGGTGAACCGCCGAGAACAACGAGACGCCGTCGCCGCCGAGGGCAGCAGCCGAGAAGCCGTTGTTCAGGATGCCAGCGGCCTTGGTCTGCTTGGTGTAGGCCATGGCGCGGGCCAGCGCCTTGGTATAGCGAGCCGACAGACTGTCGTAGAGGTTGTCTTCGATGGCCTCTTCCGTCAGCGAGAAGCCGAGGGCGATGGTCTCGTGGTTGTAACGCGCAGTCCACGCTTCCTGCGCGTTGTCATAGGCGATGCCCTGACCTTCCGGCTTCACCGGAGCAGCCGAGAAGCCGGAGAGCTTGGTCTCTTCCTCGAACGAACGCTCGGAGCTTTCGTCCTCGAAGATTTCCTTATGCTCCTCGCCGTACCGGGCATATTCCAGCCCGAACAGCGCGTTCAGACCGGGCAGCAACTCCTTGAGGAGTTGAGCGCGTGAAATTGCCATAGCCTATCAATCTCCTCGCTAGAAGCTGCCCACCAGTGACTAGATCGCGGTGTCGCTGGTGTAGCCGTTGACCGTAGCGTTCATCTTCACGAGGACTTCGGGGTAGATCGTGAAGATGATCGTGGAAAGCGCCGGGATCGGCGTGGCGACGCCGCTCGCCGCCGTGGCGAGGTTGATCGTGATCGCCGTCGCGCCCACCGCAGCCGCCGCTGCGACGAGAGCGCCCGTGCGGATCAGCACGCCGCCTGGAGTGAAGTAGCTCACGTCGGTGCCAATCGGGATCGCCCGCGTCAGGCCGGGAGCCAGCAGGGTGATGGTGGTCGCAGCGGACGAGCCCACGGCGGGGACCGCGATGGCGGTTTCTTCCACCATGCCGACCACGCGCAGGGGGGCGACCGTGGTGACTTCAGACCCGGCGAGAACGGCGTTAGCCGAGTTGCCGGTCACGAGGCTGGACGCCACCGCACCGTTGTTGATGCACCCCATGTTGGAGCCAAGCGAGCCCCAGCCGACCGACGCCATGACCGTCGTCGCGGAGCAGACAGCGGCCTTGAAGACCACGTCGCTGTCGTCAATCACGTAGGCGAGCCCATCGCCCGCCAGCGTGGACGCAGGCCACCATTGGCTGAACTGCTTTTGCTTCGTAACCGGGTTGGTGTAGGTGCAGCCCACGAAAACACCCGTGAACTGGTTCTTGGTCGCAGCCGCCGCGACGGTGGCGCGGCTGAGACCGCCTGCGCCTTGGACCGCGCCGACAGGCATGACCTTCACGAAGTCGCCGTTGAAGATGTTCGACGGATAGCCGTAGTAGATCGGCAGCATCCGGGTTGAGCCCACGAACTGGCGACCTCCAACGAGGTTCTGCGCAATCAGGCCATACGGGGCGGCGACGACGGGATAGGCCATTTTCTAACTCCTAGCTGTGTTCATTTAGTGAAGTAACAGGGTTAGTTAGCGTCCGTTGCCGAAAGAAGTGGACGACTTGCGCTCCCTGAACAGGGGCATGCGCGGGTCGTTCTCCTTCATGAAGTTGTTGTCCACCGCCTCGGCCTGCTGCTGGGTGATCCTCGCGTAGTGCGCCTTGCGCTGCGCGACGAATTCCTCAGGGGCCTTGCAGAGCAGGAGACCACCAACCTCGATGTTGTCCTTGAAGCGGCTCGTATCGTCCACAAGCATGCGGAACTTGGGCTGCTCCTCGATGCGGACGGGTTCCCACCCTTCGCGAAGCTTGCCCGAGAGGTTTCTCGGATCAGCCTGCTGCAAGGCGGAAACCCGCACCCACCGATACGCATAGCCGGGGAGCTTGTCGGGCTCCGGGAGCATCGTCGCTGGCTGCCACGAGGTCGGGCGAGCATCCTGCTCACGAGAGCCTGCTTCGGTTCGCGGGATACGAACGTCAGAGGCGGCATCGGTGCGAGGGTCGCTCAAGACCTGTTCTCCAGTTTCAGTTGTTCAGCGGCGTACTGCTCAAGCGTCAGCCCGAACTTCTGCGCCAACGCGGCTTGCGTCTTGGTCAGCACCACGCGTCTGGGGGCGGTGCTACGGGAGGCCGGAGCCACGATGGTGGCTGGGCGTCTTCCGTTTTGCGGGGTGCGTTCGCTGCTACCGAAATACTCGGGAAACCGCTTACGCATGGTGGCGTCCACGGCCTTCCAGTAGTCGTCGGTGCCGACGAAGGCGGCTCCGCGCTCGCTCTCCAGCTTTTGGTGAAAGCCCAGAGCGGTTGCCGTCATTTCCGGATCGACGCCCCACCACGTATTGCGCTCTTGCCACGCAAGGGTTTTGGCGTCGGGCTTCGGAACCTGCTCGACAGAGGGCTGTATTACCTCCGTTTCTTCTTCCTGTACAGTCGGACGGTAGTTCTTCAGGCTGTTGAGCCTGAAGCTCACGTCGTTCAGTTTTTCCTGGGCCGCCAACACCTTGTCGGTGTCTCCAGCCTCGTAGGCTTCCTTGTATTCCTTGCGAGCGGTGGCGAGTTCAGCTTCAGCGGTCTCTCGCAAACTGCTTACGAGGGTATCCTGACCCACATTGACGTTGTTGCGGAGGGCCTTGTTGTCGGCCAGCACCCGCTGCGCGAAGGTGATCGCCTCGTTTTTCTCGCGCTCGGCAGCCTCAGCACGCCGACGCTCGTCATGTTGCAGCTTGCGAAGCTGCTTCAGGCGCTTTTTGGCCTCATCGGAGTAGCTTTCGAGGTCATCGGCCTCGATTTCCTCCGTGATTTCCTTCGGCATGGGCTCTCGCCCACGGTCCTCAGGTGGCGTATCGTCTACAACGTCGATTTCGACGCCTTCTTCCTCCGAAACAGTGATTTCGAAGTCGTCATCGTCTTTTTCGTCGGGCTTTCCAGCCATTTTTAGCTCCTTTTAGCCGTTTTTGGCGGCTTTTTGGCCCATTTGGGGCCTAAAACGACCGAGAAATGCCTCTGGGGTCCTGCACCACGGCTTCTACGGTATCATCATTGATCAAACGGCAGTCGCGACCGTGGATTTTGACCCGCGTACCGGCATTTGGCCGCACCAGCACGAAATCGCCCTCTTTGCACCACGGTCCAGAGGGGAAACGCTTCTCGTCCTTGTAGGCGTCGGGGCCGATTTTCGCGACGAAGAGGACCGTCGCGAGCAATTCCTCCCGTTCAATGGTCATATCAGCCTTCTGGAGGCCGGAACCGAAGGTCCGCTCCACTTCGGGAACGAAGCACAGGAGGCGATAGCCGCTGGGGATTGGTAGCTGCGCGCCCTTGTCACCGCTGTCGTCGGGCACATGCTCGCGCGGCTCGGGTGGCTCGATCATCGCCTGCTGCTCGGGAGCTACAGGCGGCGGGGGCGGCACCGCGAGCGTGCCGACCGGGGTCCACAGGGTTTTCGGTACTTCAACCAACATCAGTCCTCTTCATCCGCCTTGCCAACGTCCTCTATTTCTTGCGCAGCCATCTTCAGACCGCTGATCACGCCAACTGCGTGCTTATACTCCGCGAAATCCTTTGCCGCGCCTTTGGCCAAATCTTCGACGCGGTTCTGGATCAGCCGGTCGATCCTATCGACCAAGTGGTGGAACTCCGGTCTCATGCGACAGGCGGGGCTCCGGGCGGCATGGCGGGCGCAGGCGCTTCCTCAGGCTCCGGGGCCTCAGCCTCGGCCTTGGCCTGTCCCTCCGCTGCGGCGTCACCCTGATCCTCCTGCGCCTCCACGCCCGCCGCCTGCTGGAGCAGCGCGGCGGCAGCCTGCTTATCCTGCAAGGACGACTTGTGGGCATGGTCGCGGCCCTGCGTTTCGGCGTTGGTCTCGCGACCGGAGGCTTCCTTGGCCACCTCGATCCCCATGCGCAGGCCAGCCTCCTCCTGCGCGCTGTCGAGTTCGGCCTTGGACGTGGCGATCTTCGCGCCGACTTGGAGACCGGCGATGCGCTCCTGCGTCGCGATGCGCTCCTTTTCCAGTTCCAGCTTGTCGGCCTGCGCCGTCGTGTCGGCGGCGAACTTCCGATCCTTGAGGTCTTGGTCCCGCTTCTTGATCGCCAGTTCTTCCTGGGCCATCTGCACCACCGGGTCCTTGGCCGTCTCGGCGGCTTGGGCCTGCTGCGCCTTGGCTTGGTTGCCCGCAAGAACCTTCTGAGCCGCCGCCGCCGCGAGGCGGGAGACCTGAACCTCGGTCTCCTCGTCCATCGGCTGATCCGGGGCCGGGTAGGGCACGCCCGCCTGTTCCTCGATCTGCTTGCGATAGGCGTAAGCCAAATGCTCTGCGATGTGGGCCTGCATCGCACCCATGATCACCGGGGCCTGCGGGTTCTGGCCTATCGCCGCCTGGATCGTCGGGTCGCTCTGCATCGCGGTGTGGACCCCGATGTGAGCCTCGTGATCCTGATACAGGAACGCCTTCACCGGCTTCCCCTTGAGGATCGACATATTCTCGGAGACCGGATCACGCGGCTTCTGGTCGTCTTCGAGGGGGACGATCTTCTCGGTGTTGGCGATCCCGAGGACTTCCAGCATCTGCCTATGCAGATATGGGAGGTCGTATATCTGGGGGGCCATCTGCGCAAGTTGGATAACCGCCTGATATTGCACGACTTTCTGCGCCATGGTGGAGGCGTTCGGGTCCGAAACCGGAACCACCTCGACCATGTCGTAGTCGCTGCGCTTGGCCTTGCTGTCGCCCGTGTCGGGCTCGTAGGTGTAGGTATCCGGCGTGTAGTCGCGGATGATATCGCGCAGGAGCCGGAACTCCTGTTTCATGGCGTAGTGGATGCGCGCCTGCACGGCGCTCATGACCTTCATCGTACGTTCGAGAATAGCCAGGGTCGTCCCGACCGGGCTCTCGCTCGACATGTCACTGACTTTCAAGTCAGCAGCAGAGGCGAACCTGCGGCCTTCATCCACGATGGTCTGGAGCAGGGCGGCTAGAACCTGGGAGGGCTCCTTGTATGGCAGGGGTACGATGTTATCCCTGATGGACCCGGACGCGATGTCCACGTCACGCCATTCACCGGGTCCAATCGGCGTGTCGTCGCCCTTGACCCGCATGCCCCGCGTTTTGAAGCCCCCCGGCAGGTTACTAAGGGTGCCTGCATCGACAAGCTGTCGAATTATGCTTGTACCGCTCTTGGCAAAAGCTCCGATCAGGTGGATCAGCCCAAAAGCGTAGAAACCGAAGCCGGGGATGTACTGGTAGTGGACGAAGTGGTTGCGCTTGAGTTTATTGTCATCGTCGGGCTTCCAGTTCCGCCGCACCGCAAGAACGGTGGCAGTCCCCTTCTCGATGGTCACGACGTAGGGCCGGGCTATCTTGTCCTCGCCGTCTACGAACGTATCCTCATCAATAATGAGGTCTACGTGCATCTCCAGCAGTTTGAACCGGTCATCGGAGAGGGCCGAGAAGCCCATTTTTTCCGCGATCTTCTTCTCGACCTCGTCAAACGTCTTGGTGGGTTCGCCCAGATCACACTCGCGGTAGAAGCCGCTGACCTGAAGTTTTTTCACATCGTTCGCGGTCTTCCGCATGACGTGGGTGACCCGCTCACTGGTCTGAAGTGAGCTAGCGCCATAGGGGACCACTAGGTCTTCGGCGGGAACGAACATCGCCGTCTGACGACGCAGGTTAGGGTCGTAATAGACCTTCTTGAAGGCGTTTCCGGCAAGGCCAACGCCCCAGAGCAGGCGCTCGTGTTCGGGCCGGTATTCGACCATCTTCTCGGTCAACTGGTAGTTCATGTCTTCGGCAACGCGCTTGCCCGCCTCCATCTTCTCGGGCGTTTCCTTGCCGATGATATCCGTCTTCACCGGCCCCTTGGCCGGGAACGTCTCCATCATCGTCTCGGCCTGGAACTTGACGAGCGCCTCCGACAGGATCGGGTGGTAGACGCCGCATGCGCCTTCCCACGGCTCCGTGCGGTCCTCGATCTTCAGGCCGAGAAGTTCCAAGCCATCTACGTACGTATTGACCCATTCCTTGCGGCTCGCGATGTCGTCGTCAAAATCGGAAATCAGGTCCGAAGCCATGGTCATGAGGTTGGCTTCGGAGATGATCTCCTCGGCCAAGTTCTCGTTGAACTCGTCCTCCTCGATATCCTCGACCTGCTCCTCGGTGAGCCCTTCCTCGGACGTGTCCTGCTCGCTCTCGTCGGGCTCCTCGTCATCCTGAACCACTACGAGAAGATTAGGCTTGCCGTTGGCACCCCTGAGATCGTCATCCGGGTTTGACCCGATTGACCGACGCTGCGGGGTCAGGGCGCTGGTCGCCATGAGCCCACGAGGAGCCCTGTTCAGGGCCTTGTCGAAGGAAGCAGCCATCTAGGTCTTCCCCTTGAGGGTCGCGGCGTTAGTCCTAGAATTGTAACGGAATGCGCTAGAAGGGTGTTTACTACTTTTAGCGGCTCTGTCCTTCGCCCTTTGGGCGGCGGTCATGACGGCACGGCCCGAGCCGTGGGGGGTCAGCGCCGTGTGCTTGCCTACCTGCTTCAGGTCGCCGCGCTTTTTCAGGATCGCTATCGCCATGCCCTTGTCGCCCACTTGACCCGCGAGGCGATGAATGAGGCGGTCTTTCGGGCCGTTGTTCAGAGGCTTACCCATCGGGCTCCTCGATCTCCTCGGGATATAGCTGAAGCAGATAGCCTGACGCGGTCTCGACCCGCTGACGAAACCACTCCACCTGCTCATCGTTGTGCGCGCCCTCACACCACATCCGCATGGACCCGTCACGGCGGATCAGCAGGAGCGCGACCGGGTCTTCATTGAGGACCGCTTTCGCAAACCCGTGGTGGATCAGGCTGGTGGGCTTCTTGTCCACGATGACGTTCGTATGGTCGAGCAGGGGGACCTCTTCGAGGTTCACCGGCTCGTCGGGCAGGAGCTTGCGCCACTGGTTGGTGGTGTCTTCCGTCGCGTCGGCGGATCGCCACGCGCACCGGCAACAGACGGTGTAGCCGCTGGCCAGAAGCTGGAAGCTCTGCGAACCGCAGTGCGAACAGGTCCATACACACTCGGACGGCGGTTCAAACTTGATGGGATCAACCCGGATCAGGGCCTCGTCGCTCGCGAAAAGTTGATCTGGGCAAGCGTCCGGTTTCTCGGTTCTCTCCGCGTCGAGTGGGATTACGTCGCCCATTAGGATCGTACCCCGTTAGTAGTAACCCCTGTTACGCCGCCGTTGGTAGGGTTGTTCATCCTCGACCTCGTCCATCGAAGTCCCAATGAAGCCTCCTTGGCGGAACCTGAGAAGAGCCATTACGGTGCTATCCACGTAGTCATCGTGGACGCCTGCCGGGAAGTCGATAACTTCCTGTATCACTTCTTCAGCCCAATGTGTGGCCGGAGCCCAAATGCGCTTGCTGGCGAAGATATCGGCTACGGCGTTGAGCCTCGCTATTTTATCCCCCGTGGCCCGTGTCGGGGTGAACTCCTGCACAGGTATCCCCATTGACCTAAGCTCGTAGATCAGCGGGGCTCCGCTGGCCTTCTTCTCAACGATGATGCTGTCAGGCTCCCAGTGCTGGTACTGCTTGAGGACGAGGCGCTTAAGCTCTGGAAACTCGACCCGGTCGCGCACGGCGTTTAGGAGAATTAGGTTTGCGTTCCGCAGCCCGGTCTCGTCGTCCTCGCGGTAGAAGATGCCCCAGCAGGTCAGGGCCGAGTAGTCGGCACGCTCGTGCTTCTCGAAGGCGGTGTCCCAGGAGTGGAGGATGAACTCGCATCTAGGGGGTTTGTCGCGCTCCCACTTCTGCCACCACTCGCGCTTGATTATTGCGCTCTCTTCCGCGACGGGGTTCTGCTGGTACTGGCTGGACCACTTCGAGTGGGGAAGCTCACGCTTGAGCGCTTCCAGTTCTGGAAGCGGCCAGAACTCCGGCCAGAGCGGATTTCCCGAGGGCAGGATCGCTGGAAATTCAATCACTTCCCATTCGTCGGGATTGAAGAAGTTCGGGTCTTCCTCGCCGTCTTCGTCCAGTTCGGGCAAGAGCCCACGTTGCGCAGCCGCGCGCAGGACTTGTCCGACCAAGTCCCGCTTGGACCAACGCGTCATGATGATCACGATGGCCCCACCCGGCTGGAGGCGCTGCCGGGGACCGGACGTGTACCAGTTGTAGACCCCGTCGTAGATCGCCGGGTCGCTCTCGGCCAGCTTGGCC